GCGCGGGAGCGACGTCGTTAAAATCAATCAAGGACGGCCTCCATGCTGTCGAAGGTTTCTGTGACCGGATTGACCATGTTGAGATCAAGGACTAGCGGAACGACGCTGTCCTGCACCATCGGTGCTTCAGCCAAAACCCGTACTGGAAGATGTCCGCGACGCAGATGCGCTCTTGCCTGATCTCGCGAGATACCAAAGAACCGGGCAATGTCTATAAGAAGTACCGGTTGGCCCTCAAATTCATACCAGCGTGTATTTCGCTTGTTACGGGCTTGTATTGATGAAGATGTCCAGCGGCAGTTATCGGGCTCGTAATTGCCATTCGGGTCAATCCGGTCAAGGCTGTAATCGGGGTGTGGTTTCGACCCCATGTCGCGAAGGAATATCTCGAAACTCTCCACCCATTCGGAACACATCCTGATTCCGCGCTGGCCATAATGCTTGTATGAAGGATTGCCTGGGCTATAGCAGCGTTTCTTGGCACTGATCCACGCCATGTATTCGCTGGTTGGACCGCCAGCACAGTTGCATCCGTGCTTGGTGGAGAGCTCAACGGCAAGGCAACCACAACTTCGACTGCCGCCTATTTCAGACAGCAGTGCCCGGCGCAGGCTTTGATCTAGGACCAATTTTTCGGTGCCACATTTGCAACGGCAAAACCAACGCGAACGCTGTCGCCCCGTTACTGAAATCAAGGGCGACGTTTTAGTCAGGAGCGTCCACCGATATATTTCCTGGCCCGCGAAAAGAAGCTGATTAGGTTTGTTGATTTTTTTCATTCGACGATCACCAGTCCCCATTCTGCTCGGGTGATCGCGGTGTAAAGCCAGCGAGAGCGGTCCTGAGCTGTTCGCCCGAGACCGTCATCAAAGACAAGCACAGTCGGGAATTGGCTTCCCTGTGCCTTGTGTCCTGTAATGGCGTAGCCCCAGTCGCTCTCCACCAGGCCCCGCATATCGCGCCAGTCCCTGCGCGACCGATCCCGATCAAAGGCGACATGGTCGTCGTAATGACCTTTGTAGATTTTAACCCGGCCCGGAATGAGATCTCCGTCTTCGGTCTTGATGACGGCGCTCAACGCGAGAGAGCCTTCATCTTGAATATCGGTGAGATCGATAAACATGCCGTTGATCAGTCCAAGATCGTGACGGTTCTTGAGACAGATGAGTTTCTCATCGCGGCCCGTTGGATAGGTGTTGGCAAAACCCGCCGCCTGGCGCATGGCGTTGTTGAGTTGCCGCCGGGTGGCGTTCATGCCGCAAATCACCTGGCCACCCATGAGCATTTGCTCAGGCGATACATCCCGGCGCGACATTTTCCAGACATGGTCGTCATGTTGACCCTGTGGAATGGGCAAGCCTTGGCGAGCTAACGTGGCCAGACGAATAATGGCGCTGTCCCCGGCCTGCCGGTGAACCTCGGTCAGCATGACGTCGGGCTCGACATCGGTGAACGCGCCAGCCCCTTTGATGGGAGGTAACTGACCGGGATCGCCCAGCACCAAAACAGGTTTGCCGAAGGCGAGAAGATCGCAGGCCATCTCTTCCCCGACCATGGAGACTTCATCCAGCACGATCAGGTCGGCGTCACGCACCAGAGATTGCTCATTCAGGACGAACTGGGGTTTGTGAATATCGGCGAGGCGAAGCTCCAGGCGTTTCAGGCGTTCCGCCGCAAAGGTGCGTTCCGACGCGGGCATGGTCAAAATACTTGAGCTTAGTTTGGCCGCCTCGGCCTCGATCCGAGCGACTTCTTCTGGCGTCGCTTCGGAGACGCGATAGATGAGGCTATGAATGGTGGAGGCAGGCGTGCCCTTGCGGGTCATCACCAATGCTGCTTTGCCGGTAAAAGCCGCAAACAGAACGCCACCCCGTCCACCGTTAGGGTTCATGGTCGACAGATCAAGCTCGTCAATGGCGTGTTTGGTGATGGTGGTTTTGCCGCTGCCCGCGTAACCGAACACCCGAAACACCTGCTGATCCCTGGTGCGATTGTTGAACCAGTCCTTGATGTTGGCGATGGCTTTTACTTGCAGGGGGGATGGGGTGAAGGTCATGAGGAAAGCTCCCAACAGCGCTTGGCGTATGAACACCAGCGACAAAGATAAAAATCGGAATGGCTGGAAATACGGGGCAAAAGCTCACCGGCGTCCGCCGCTTTAATGACGTCGATGGCCTTGTCGGAAAGCAATTGCGCCTCGACAGCGTCAAACGGCACCACTTCGTGATGAAGGGCTTGGGTGTCTTTGTTGAGAACCGTGAACAGCGCCACCGACAGGTCCATGTAGGCCATGTAAATTTGTAGCTGGCCGTAATAAACCGGCTTGGATGCCTGCACGCCGCGCTTTACGGTATCGTTCCAGGACGAGGCTTTTAGTGCTTTGTGCTCCCAAAGTGCAGGCCACGTTATGCCAACATCGGGACCGCCAACGATGACACCGTCAATGTGTCCCTTGATGCGCCCGGCGGCGGTTTCAAACCCGAACTGCCCGCCGTTGTTATCGCTCGTGCGTAAATTAAATCCGGCGACACGCAGCCAGCGAATGGCCAGGTCTTCGAAGAGATGACCGGCAGCAAATATGCGTAAAATACCACCGTCGAACGCCTTGCCCGGATCGGGTGGGGTACGGGTAAATTCATAAACCAGCTTGCGCGCGCAGGGCTCTCCGATGCGGCTGGCTCCCAAATAATCTCTGGGAATTTGTCGCTGGTTTTCCGCGACCAGAGCCTGGTCCACGAGCGCGTTAATTCGCTGGTTGGCATCCGGGGCAGGATAGCCGTTGCCATAGACAAAACCGGACCCGTGATTGAAATCAACAAACATTGTTAGCCCTCAAAATGGAATATCGCCCGTGAGTGACTGGCGCTGCATGGAGTCCTGAAAGCCATCAACGCAGGCTTCGATGATCTGATCGATGTCGGCGGCACTGCGGTCATGAAACACTTCCATCAAACCAAGCTCGGTCAACACCTCTGCGAAAAATCGCCGGGCATCGACGATGGCCTTTTGTTCCATGTCGGTTTTATCGATCATGCCGATATTCCTTTTTGCAATTTCCGACCCGGCCTTGAGGCAACGCATCGAACAGAAACGGTGATAGGGAAAACGGTCCCAGTTCAGTTGGTGGCAATATCCAAAGCCCCGGGATTGACGTCCGCAGATGGCACAAGGCGTCATCCGAGCAAGAGCAGGGTGAGGTCCTCGTTTCCCTCGGGTTGCTCCTTGATCCGGTGCGACGCCAACACGATGAAGCGGCTGATGGCGTTTGACGCCATGGCGTCCAGCTCTGCCATCTTGAGGTTTTGGATGGGTTGATGGAGCCGTCCTCTGCCTTCGAGCCATTCGCCAATCGCCTTTGCCGCTTCCCGTGTCACGTACGCGTGCCATTCATCGTTGGTCACGGATTCAACCAAGCCGGTCCTTGAGCGGCAGGCTGGGCCTGTGCCACAGGTTGGGCTGGCCCTGCTGACTGTGCCGGAGCTGTGGATTGGGCTTGAGCAGGAGCGGCTGTCTTCGGTGCGGGATCCGTGTTGGAACCCCATGCCGGTGTGGTTGATGCTTGAGATTGCGTCTTCTGAGCCGGACGCGACCGGTTGCTGGGTACCGCCGCGACCGCCTCGCCATCCATGATCTTGCGCCATTCAGCCTCATTGGGCAGAACGACCTTGTCGATCTTGTTGCTGTCGCTGTACTGAGGGTTAGAACTGGGCTCGACCTTGATCTTGGCGACGCAGGTAATGCCATCGAGGTCTTTGAGCCCGCGCAGGACGCGCTTGGTTTTCGCCTCTTCGCTCATATCCTCGGGGTTCAAGCCCAAGGCACTGTCGATCATGGCGCGGAAGGTGCTCTTGGAGATTTTCCAGCCAATGGATACGCCGCTCTCATCGACCTTGCCGCCGGACACCGTGAACATCTGCCAGAACTTGCGCTTGGCATGCTGCCCCTCGACCACGGTGAATTCAGCGTCCAGCATCAGGACATCGCTGCCAGGGCTGTTGGAGGCTTTAAGCAGGCCTTGGTCAATCTCGCTCTGTCCGTCCACATTGCCGGGGCGAATGGTCATGGTGATCTTGGCAAAACTGCCATCGGGAATCATGTCGCCGGTTTTTTGCGGTTCGGCGTCGTTCATATCGAAGGTCATGATCTTATCCTTATTTGGTTGAGTTGATTTTGGAGAGAAGAGCGCCAAGGTCGGCGGCCTCGGTCACATCGAGGCGACCGGAGCGATCTTTGGCGGGCAGGCCAAAGGGATTGCCGGATTGGCAAACAAGGCGTCGTTCCTGGGCTTTTTCCGGATCGTGCCGCCAGCCGTCTTCTTCAGGGGCAAACAGGCTCAAGGTCAGAACCTGATCGACAATACCGGGCAGTTCGCGGGCGGCCTTGCCACCCTCCATCTGCGGTTGCCAGTTGGTGCGATTGAACTCATCGACGATACGCTCAAGGATGCCGACGAAGATCACCGTTTTGCCGGGCGCGTGCTGCAGGTGTTTCAAAAGCCCGATGACCTCACTGGCAAGCAGGCCGTATGCGCCGCGAATATCGGGCTTTCCGGTTTTTTCAGAAACGGCCTGCGGCTGAGTCTTGGCCCAGGCCATGGCCTGGCGGGTCAGGTCAGTGATGGAATCAACAAAGATAATCCGCTTGTCATTGATCATCTGAACCATCTCCGGATAGGTCTGGCTCAGGTGCTGATAATGGCCCTCG